CATGGCGCAATGTGCGCTACGCGGACGGCGCCGTGCGGGGAGACCTGCACGTGTTCGAGCATTACCTGCCCGTGCTGCGCTCGGCGCGCGAGGCGGGCGAGCTGATCGGTGTGTCGATCGATCTGGCTGCCAAACCCCGCGTGGTCCGCGAGAACGGGCAGCTGATCCGGGAAGTGGAGGCGCTCGTCGCCGATCCCGGGAACAGCGTGGATATCGTGGTCCAGCCGGCCGCTGGCGGCCGGCTCTTCGAGTCCACCACGGACCCGTGGTGGACCTCATACCGGGAGGTAAAGATGAATCTGACGATGGACGACATCAAAGCCCGGCCGGCCCTGTGGAGGTTGGTCGAGGCGAGTGTGGAGGATGCGGAGAGCCTGACGGCAGAGGAGCTGGCGTCCAGGCATCCTGCGCTCGCGGAGGCGCTGGAAGCGCTGGCGCGGGAGCTGGATGAGGCCCGGAAGGCGCAGGAGGCGTCCGGCGGGTCTGAGGACAGCGGCGGCGATGGACGCTCCGCTGAAACTGACGGCGCGGATGAGGTGCGCCAGCTGCTGGAGGAGGCACGGCGCGAGCGCTGCGGCGTGCTGCTCGAGGCGCGGCTGGCGGAGGCGCGGCTGCCGGCCAAGGCGGCGGAGCTGGTGCGTAGCGAGTTCGCCGGGCGCGTCTTCGAGCCCGGCGAGCTGGACCGGCGCATCCGGGGCGTGAAGGAGGCCCTGGACGAGGCCGCCCAGAGCGCGCGCGTGACCGGCCTGGGCGCGCGGGTGACCCAGGATTCCCGGGACCGCATGATCGCGGCGATCGACGGGATGCTGGCCGGCCAGCCGGTGGACGGCGTGCCGCCGTTCCGCAGCTTCCGCGAGGCGTACTGCCGGTGGACCGGCAAGGACTGGCTGACCCCGCCGATTGAGATCCTGAGGGATACGCACGGCGGAGGCTACGACAGCGAGCGCAGCGTGGAGGCGCTGCTGACGACCACGTGGGCGGCGGTGTTTGCCGACCGGATGCACAAACGGCTCATCGCCGAGTTCAGCCGGCCGGACGCCGACCAGGAGTGGCGCCAGATCGCGAGCACCATCTCCAGCGTGACCGACTTCCGGCCGCAGTACCTGGTGAAATACGGCGGCTTCGGGGTGCTGCCGGTGGTGCCGGAGAACGGCACCTATCACCCGCTCGCCAACCCCGTGGACGGGGGCGAGAGCTACACGCTCGGAAAGCGGGGCGGGCTCTTCACGATCACTTTGGAGACGATTGCAAACGACGACCTTCGGGCCATCCGCAGCATCCCGGTGGCCATGGGCCGCGCGGCGCGCCAGACCCTGAACCGGGACGTGTTCGGGGTCCTGACCTCCAACCCGACGATGGGGGACAACGTGACCCTGTTCCATCCTTCGAGCACGCTCCGGGGCGGGGACGGCTCCACCAGCGGCAGCGGCAACCAGGGCAGCGTGGCACTCTCGAGTGCGTCCTTGAGCGCGCGCCGGCTGAACATGCTCAAGCGCGCGACGTTCGGGAACACCATCGGCGGCCAGAGGATGGATGCGGGGACGATCATCCCGCGCATGCTCATCGTGCCGCCGGACCTGGAGGAGACGGCGTGGCGGCTGACCAGCAGCCAGGTGCTCGTGCAAACGTCGAACTTCGACGCGACGGAACCGAACTGGCACCGCAACGCCTATCAGGTGCTCGTGGTGCCCTTCTGGACGGACCCGAACGACTGGTATCTGTGCGCGGATCCGGCGAGCGCTCCGACGCTCGAGGTGGGCTTCTACCAGGGGCGCCAGCAGCCCGAACTCTTCACGAAGGAGGAGTTCGAGGCCGACGCGTTGACGTACAAGGTGCGCTTCATCTACGGCATCGCCGTTGAGGAGCCGCTGTCCTGGGATCGCAGCGTGGTGTAACGGGGCTGCACCAGCCTTTCCAGGCCGGTGGAACTGAAATGGAACACAGGAGGAAACCATGAGTAAGAACACGGTTGGCCATATCGGCTACGTGCCGGGCAGCCAGGTGGCTCCCATCTTCGTCCGGACGCTGAACGCGACGAGCGCAAGCGACCGGGCGGCCGTGTGGGTGGCCCCGGCGGATGTGGTGGTGGAAAGCGTCTCCGTGATCGCCGGGGCGGCTGTCACCGGCGATAACACGAACCGCATCAACCTCAACATCCGCAACGGCGGCGCAAACGGCGCCGGTAACACCCTGATCGGGCAGGTGCAGTTCACATCCGGGGTCAACATTGCGAAGGACAACAGCCTGCTGATCTCCTGCAGCGGCCCGGGCACCACGATGCAGCCCGGCGACAAGCTGATCATTGAAGCCGAGCGGGTGGGCACCGGCGGCACCTGGACGAACGCGGGCGGCCATGTCCGGTTCCGCTATGTCTGAGCGGCGTGTAATCCGGGCCGGGAACCGCCAGGCGCTGGAGCAGTGGATCGAGCTGCACCAGGCCGACGGGCTGGACCTGGTGGAGATCCGGGAGACAGAGGACGATGACTGGCCTTATGCGGCGGTGCTCGAGCAGGCGCGGGCGCAGGATGCGGAAGGGGCGGTGAGCCAGGAGGACCGGGCCGCACCCGCGGCGCAGGGCGCCGGCAGGAAGCGGAAGTGAGGCGCATCCGGGTGCTCCCGGATGCGCCTGCATAGCCCGGAGGGCAGAAGGCGTGCGCGGCAGCCCGTGGTGGGAGAAGGAGCTTTCCCGCGCGGAGCGCGAGATGGAGCGCCTGAGCGCGCGCCATCTGGAGGCGCTGCGCCGCGAGCTGGAGGAAGCCCGGTCGCTTGCACTGCGGGAACTTCTGGCCGCCCGGGGCGAGTGGAAACGCGGGCGGCTGGACAGCGTGCTGCAAAGGATTGACGCGGCACTGGAGCAGGTGCAGCGGCGCCTGCAGGACTCCGTGGGCTCCATGCTGGATGATGCCGCGCGCTCGGGACTTGAGCGCGTGGACCACACCGTGGACCGGTACGCCCGGGACATCCCGGTGATGCGCCGCGATCTTCCTGGGGAGCTGTACCTGGACCTGTGGGCGGATTTCACGCTCGACCTGGTCAAGCGCGATATCGTCGAGCCGGTGCGGACAAGCATCCGGAACACCATCCGCGCGGGTTTCATCACCGGCCGGAGCCTCTATGAGACGATGCGCGAGGTGGCAAGCGAAGACTTCCACAAGCTGACATTTGCGTCGAAATTCCACCGCGCAGAGGCGATCGTGCGGACGGAGACGAACCGGGTGGCCAACCGCGCGGCCTGGCTGCGGGTGGCGCAGTATCAGCGGGAGGCACCGCGGGGAGAAGTGTGGAAAAAGCGCTGGGGCACAGCCGGTGACGACCGCGTGCGGCCGACGCACGTGGAGGCCGGGCTGCAGCCGCCGGTGCCGGTGAACGAGCCATTTTACGTGGGCGGGCACCCCTGCCAGCATCCGGTGGATCCGGCGCTGCCGCCGGAGGAGGCGGTGAACTGCCGGTGCAGCCTGCTGGCGGTGCCGCCGGGATTGGAGTGAAGAGGAGCAAGACATGAGCCTGACATTTGCGGAGACGGCCAGCGGGACGCCCGCGGCTCTGCGGGCCGACCCCGCGGGGCGGCTGGATGCAAGCTGGGACTACACACTTGTCAGCGCCACCGGGACGGTGCACACCGGCCCCTGCGTGGTGGGGGGCTTCACCCCGGTGGGTGTAGTCTCGCCGATATACCTGAGCCTCCGGGACGGGACTGGACCGGGCGGGCAGACATTGTGGGAAGACGAGATCCAGCAATCCGAAAACGGCCGATTCTTTCAGCCGTTCCCGCCCGGGGGCGCGCGGCTGCAAAACGGGCTGTACGTGCAGCTGACCGGGGACGGGTCAGTGCTGATCTGGTTGCGGCGGGGCTGACATGGACATCGCTCTCAGGGCGCGTCAGATCCTCTCGGACGAGGCAGGCGAGGAGGCGGAGCGTCTGGCAAGCGCCGAGGTGTACGCGGCGAGCGTGGCCGGGGCGCTCCTGGAGCTCTCCCGCCTGCGGCCGCGCGTGGCCCGGGCAGAGCTGGAGCTGGAGGCGGGGCCGGACCAGCCCTATCCGCCCGGCTGGGATTCAGGGATCAGCAGCATCCTGAGCGTGGAGTTCCCCCCGGGCAGCCGCAGGCCGCGGCTGCTTGCCGCCTCGAGCCTGCTCAGCGGCCCGGACGGGTGGCGGATCCTGGACAGGGCCTACGGGCCCGGGGATCGCGCCGTGCTGACCTTCACCCTGCCCTGGACCCAGGCTTCGATTCCAAACAGCCTGGCAGAGGCTGCGGCGCATCTGGCGGCATCGCTTGTGGCGCAGGCCGTGGCCGCGCGCTTCGGCCGCAGCAGCGCGCCCGCGATCCCGGCCGACAGCGTGAACTACCGCGAGAAGGCCGACGTCTGGCGGGAGCTCTCCGCGCACCTGCGCAGGCGGGGGCTTGCGATTGCGGGGGCAGGTGCGGACGCGCAGGGCAACGCCACGCATTCCCCCGCGGCGCGCCATGCGGACTGGGGGTGGCCGCAGCTGTGAGGATCTGGCAGGACACCGGCGCGCCGTACGCGCTGCATATGGAGGTTGAAGCGCGGTCGCTCGACCAACTGAACGGGTTTCTTGCGCGGCTTCGCGCCGGAATGGGACCGCAGGCGGCGCAGATCGTGGAGCAGGCCATGGCGAAGGCGACGGAGCAGCTGCGGACCGTCGCGTTTGATCAGACCCCGGTCGGCGCGACGGCTTTCCTGCGCGACACAATCGGCGCGCAGGTGAGCGTGCAGTCGCAGGAACCGGTGGATGTGAGCGGGTATGTGTGGTGGCAGGCCGGCTATGCCCCGGTGGTGGAGTACGGGAGCCGTCCACACTGGCCCCCGATCGGCCCGCTCATTCACTGGGTGGAGCGCAAGCTGCATGTGCCGCCCGGGGAGTCGTACGGGGTGGCGCGCCGGATCCAGGTTGCGATCGCCCGCCGGGGCACGCGTGCACAGGAGTT